CAGGCGAAGGTAGGAAAATAATGCCACGCAAAAAAGGAGTCAGTTTATCAGTTGGAAGAGGCGAAAAGTCTAAGAAAGGTGGGCTGACTGCAAAAGGAAGAGCTAAATATAATCGTGCCACAGGAAGTAATTTACAAGCACCTGTTACTGAAAAGAATCCTACTGGTAAAAGAGCAGCTAGGAGAAAATCATTTTGTGCTCGTATGTCTGGGATGCCAGGGCCATTAAAAGATAAAAAAGGTAGACCAACTAGAAAAGCGTTAGCATTAAAAAGATGGAGGTGTTAATCAATGACTTATGCAATCCCAGGTCAAATTAGAACAAATATTGTCACCTCTACAACTGTAGGTGGTGGTGATAGTCCTTTTACTCGTACCAGAGCCGTGCTGGATATGATGAAAGGATGGGAAATAATGAAAGCTGTTAGTGAAGGAACAGAATATTTAAGAGAAAATAGTGAAGCGTTTCTTCCGTTAGAGCCAAGAGAAGATTATACAGCTTATATGGCTAGAGTAAATCGTGCTGTTTTTAGTCCTTTTACTCAAAGATTAATAAGAGCAGCAACAGGTTTAGTTCTCAGAAAACCTATCGCTTTATCTGGAGATCCTTATTGGACTGAAATGTTCAAAATGGATGTTGATGGCTGTAAATCAGATTTAGATGAATATGCAAGAAGAATATTGATGTGTTCTCTGACTTATGGTCAAAGTCATATTCTTGTTGATTATCCTGCTCCATCTGGTGCTTTAACACTTGCAGAAGAAAGAGAACAAAATCGTAGACCTTATTGGATCGAAATAGATCCTACAAATCTTTATGGTTGGAGATTAGATAGAGAATCAAATTATGGAAATCTTATACAGGCTAGAATTGCAGAAAAAGCAGTTTTACCTGATGGTGCATTTGGAGAAAAAGTATATGATCAAATTAGAGTAATAGAACCTGGAAAATATAGATTATTTCGTAAAAAAGATCAGATTGATGAAATGTATGATGTTGCAGATAATTCTTATGCTGGAGAGTTTGATGCTTCAACTGCTGAAAAAGATTTTAAATTAGTAGAATCAGGAGAATTTTCTTTAGGAGAAATACCATTAGTTACTATTTATTCTGGTAAAACAGATAATTTAGTAAGCAAACCACCTTTACTAGATATTGCATATTTAAATCTTGCACATTTCCAAAGACAGGCAGATTTGATTCATAGTTTGCACGTTGCATCTCAACCAATGTTAGTAATGGAAGGATATGATGATCAGACAAAAGATGTTGCTATATCTGTTAATTATGCAATGGCAACCCAACCAGGAAATAAAGTTTACTATGTAGAGCCAGCTAGTAGTGCATTTGAAGCTCAATCTGCTGAGATAAGAGAATTACAAATGCAAATGGCTACTCTTGGTATTAGTACGCTGTCCCAACAAAAGTTTGTAGCTGAAAGTGCTGATGCTAGAAGATTAGACAGAGTAGATACTAATTCTATGCTTGCAATGGTTTCAATGGAATTAGAGCAAAAACTACAGAAAGCATTTAACTTATCTGCTGATTATGTAGGTATTGAACCACCAGAAGTAAAAATTAGTAGAGATTTCGATATTGAAAGATTAATTGGACAGGATATTACAGCTTTAACATCATTATTTGATCAACAAGTTATTGATAGAGAAGAGTTTAGAGATATTTTAGTACAGGGAGAAGTGTTACCTTCAGCTAATGAGGTCAAATCTGAATAGTTTGGTAAACTAAGAAGCAAGTACATAAATTACTATGGCAAAAACTTTAGAAAAAGTTGAGCAATCCGATGGCTCTTTTAGATGGGAGATGGTTGAATTTCAACCAGACCTTGGCAAATCAACTGAAACAAAATCAGTAACAAAGTCATCTAAAAAGAAAACTATTACAACAACAACTGAAAATTAATTATGATCGAAGAAAAAGTAATTCAGCCTGAGTCTGTGACTCCTGCTGAACAGCCTGTGGCTGAAACTCCTTCACAACCAACAGCCCCAAATTTAGATTCTGTAAAAGCAGAATATGAAGCACAAATAGCTGCTGCACGAAAAGAAGCTACTGAAGCACAAGAAAAATTTAAAGGCATCAAAACTAAATTAGATGATGTTTATAAACAAAAAGACGAACAAAGAAAACAAGAATTAGAAGATCAAGGACAATGGAAAACATTGTGGGAAGAAGCTAACAAAACAGCACAAGAAAAAGAACAGAAGATAATGACTTTATCTCAACAGTTAGAAGAAATGAAAACTTCTAATGAGGTAGCTTCTACTAAAACAACAGCATTAGCAGCTATTAGTAATCTTGGAGCAATAAACGCAGAACAAACTCTGTCATTGTTACAAGGAAAGTTACAAAAAAATGCTGATGGTAAGGTTGTTGTTCTTAATGGTGGAGTTGAGCAAGATTTAGGTGCTTATCTTACAAGTCTCAAAAACCCTGGTAGTGGTTGGGAACATCATTTTAAACCTAGTAGTGCTGCTGGTATGGGAGCAAAACCTACTCCAACAAGTAATGTTGGTGGAGGACAGACAAATCCTTGGAAAACAGGCAATGTCACTCAACAAATGGTACTATTGGATCAGAACCCCGACCTTGCGGCTGTGCTCAAGCAAGAGGCTCAAACTAAATAGTTAATTTCTGTGAAATTGACCCCCTTATCTGTGATTAGGGTATCGCAAAACTTAAAAAGGTAAATCTGAATGGCTGCTCCGTTTCAGAATTATTCTGGCGGTGTCCTACTAGCGGATATCGTTAAGAGAAATAATTTCGCTGCTTACGTTTCTGAAGCAATTAAAGAACGTAGTGCGTTTATACAGTCTGGTGCTGTAGTTCGTAACCCACTTCTTGATTCAAGAGAAGGTGGAACAAGAATACAAGTTCCAGAATTCAATCCTGTCTCACCAACTGAAGAAATCATTGATGGTACTGCTACATGGGGTACTAGCAATGGTGGTTACTTAACACCACAGAAAATTGGTACAGGAACACAGATCGCAACTATCTGTCATAGAGGTTTTGCGTATGCTGTAGATGATGTAGCTGTATTAGCTGCTGGTGAAGATCCAATGGGTCACATCAGAGATCAGCTTGCAGATGCAATAAACAAACTAAATTCAACACGTTTGTTTTTCCATCTTCATGGTTTATTCGGTTCAGCTTTATCTGCTAATGCTCTTGATGTAGCAAAAGCTGGTACTGGTGCTGCTGAAGCTAACTTCTTAACAGCAGCTACAGTTGCTAGAGGAAGATCACTTCTTGGAGAAAGAGGCGAAGAACTAGATACAATCGTAGTTCATCCTTCTGTTGCTTACTACCTATATCAGGTTGGTATGTTGACATTCTCTACAACTGCATTATCAACTGGAACTGGCATCCAATGGGGTGGCGGTGGTGTTGGCGTTACTGATAGACAAGTAGGCCAATTTGCAGGAATGAATGTAGTTGTTGATTCTTCAGTTAACTCTGTAGTTCCTGGTTCAAGTGGACATCAGAAAGAATTCTACTGCTACTTAATCAAGTCAGGAACAGTTCTTGAAGGTGTACAGCAGGATTTAGCAATTGAAGCTGATCGCAACGTACTTTCTAAGCAGGATGTACTTTCAGTTGACTATCACAGTACTTATCACATCATGGGTACTAAGTGGAATGATGCTTCTGACAACCCAACAAACTCCAACTTAGGAGCTTCTGGTAAGTGGGCATTAACATATGACGCTGATCTAATTCCTATTGTTCAGTTAACAGTTAACACACCACTTGATACTTCAACTTTATAATCTAAAGTTAAATTAGTGGTCATAAAACCTCATCAATTATTGGTGGGGTTTTTTCTTTACGCTACAATAAAACTAAATTACTAAATAATCGTGGCAGCAACTATAGATGCAACAATAAAAGGAGCTAATGCTAATAGTTATGTCACATTAGCTGAAGCAGACTCATATTTTGAGACTGTTCCAAGTTCTACTCAATGGGATAATAAAGCTGATGATAAAAAGAATAGAGCACTTATAGCAGCGACTAGATGGATTGATACTTTGGTTTATTACGGAGATAGATGTGACGATGGACAGGCATTAAAATTTCCTAGAACTAATTATCAGGTAGATGGAGTTGAGTTGGCTTGTACTTTAATTCCTCAAAATATTAAATATGCACAGTTTGAATTAGCATTTGCATTAGCAAATGATACTGATGCAATTATTGGGAGTAGTGGAACTGATGGTAATTTTTCTGAAGTGAAGTTAGGAGATATACAGGTTAAATACAATACTGATAGTCAGGGAAGTGGTGCTGTTAATAATGTATTTGATGTTTACCCGTGGTTACAAAGTTATTTAGGAGCTTATGTACTAGGTGGTGCTGGTAGTTTTCAGTTAAGGGTGGTTAGAGGATAATGGCAGGTCAATTAGATTCATTATTTAAAGAAGTAGCAAAACAAGTTGTCGCTGATTTGGGAGCTTCTTTCGATTCTTCTATTGTTTATACAAGAAAAGCATCTGGTACTTATAACACAGCTACGGGTGCATATTCTACAAGCGATACAACTTATAGTTTTGATGCTCCTGTTGAGTTTGTGATTTCTACAGAAGATGATGGTAGGGAAAGAAGAGAGGCGAAAGTTTATATAACACCTGATCTAATTGACGATAATCAACCTAGTTTTGATGATGAAATTACATTAACTTATGCTGGATCTACAAGGGTGGCACAGATAGTTAATATAGATACAAGACAAGGTGGGCAGACTTATCTGTTTACAATATTGGTGAGGTTCTAATGGCTACAGCAAGAGCTATCAATAATATTATTCCAGATTTAGAAGGAAATTTAGAACGTGATTTGAATACTCTTGTTCGTGCTGTAGTAACTGATTTATCTACAGAAGAGAATAGTCCTGTAGATACAGGCTTTTTTGCTTCAAGCTGGACTGCGAGTACTCAAAGACCCAGACCCGATGAACCTAGAGAATCTATTGCACCGTGGAGTAATATTAAGCCGACAAGAAGGGGTGCTAGATCCCCTCAAGCAAAAGTAGAACCTAGATTTATAAATTCAATACCTACATTTAAACCTTTTTCTAAAGTATTTATTGGTAATAGATCACAGTATGCTGCTAGAGCTTTAGCTTCTCCAAGAAGCAAAATACCCCAATATGTTCAAGGCGATTTAAGAAATTTAATAAATCAAATATTTACAGATAAACCAAAACTAGGTATTGCTGCTTTTGGTACTGGTGTTAGAGGTAAATCTGATAATGTTAGATTTACAGGAGGCGGTATTGGTCAATTTAGTGATCCTAGTTCTGTATTTGTTGATTACGAAACTCCATGACTTTAGTTAACACCAGAGCAGCTTTTGAAAAAGCAGTAACAGACGCAGTTGCAGCAGCAGATAATACTGTTGAAATGGTTTATGACAATATGGTTTATAAAACACCAGGTAAAACTAAAAAATATATTGTCATGTCAGTTGATTTTGCACAGGCAACAACACAAACACAAGGAGCATCACAAGATTTTTATTCTGGTGTTATTCAATGTAATATTTATGTTCCCAGAGGAAAAGGTAGTTCAACTTTATCTGCATTAGGAGAAGCTGTTATTGATGGACTCACTTCTGTTAATGCTTCTAACTATACTGATACTTTCAGTTGTGATCCTAGAGTGTTGGATATTGTTGGCCCTGCTCCTATTGAATTAGATGACTCTTCACATTTTCTTGGCTTAATATCTTGCCAATTTACCGCTAACGCTTAATATAGTAAAGTAATATAATTTTGATATGACAAGAGCAGTAGACCTACTCAAAAACAAGTTTGGAGTTTCTCAACTTTACAAACATGATATTAAACAAGACAATGAGATTATTCTTACTGTCTATTGGCATCCTTTAACTATTGCAGAAAGAGAAGCAATACAAAAAAAATCAAACTCTGATGATGTAAATGACTATGCTTTACAGATGATGATAGAAAAATCATTAGACAAAGATAGTGTAAGGCTTTTTCAAGATGGAGATAAAGCTTCATTGAGAAGAGAGATCGAAGCTTCTGTTCTTGAGGAAATACAACTTGCAATGGTTAATGCTGGTGCTGATAAGGAGGTTGCAGAGGCTAAAGCCGATTTAAAAAGCTAATAAAGATTGGCAGTTTATATATCGTTTAGCTAAACAGTTACATAAAACTGTGGCTGAATTATGTCAAACTCTTACTATTGAAGAGATGATAGGTTGGGCTGCTTATGCAGAAATTGAAAATGAAGAATATGAAAAACAACGAGAACAAGCACAACGATCTAATGCTTTAAGAGGTAAAAAGAGGTAATATAGAGAAAATGTTTTGATTTTTATAGCAAGTGGCTAATTATAATGTAGATATTGTTGTTGGTTTAAAGGGAGAAAAAAAATTAAATTCTCTTTCAAGAGAAATAAATAAGACTTTAAAAGCAAGTGAAAGTTTACAAAAAGTTTTTTCAAGACAGGGTAAATTAACTCAAAGTGTAAATAGTTATTCAGATTCTTTAGTAAGAGCTAAAAGATCTTTAGATATGGCAATTATGGGAACAGTAGGTGAGGCAAAAGCTGTTCGTGAATTTGCTCAAGCATTAGGTACTGCTAATAGTGCAAGAGAAAGACAAAATAAACTCATTCAAGATCAAATACAATTAAATCAAAAAAATGCAAATAATTTTGCAAGATTCAGTAAATCAGCAAGTGGTTTTGCAATCGCTAATGATCCTGTTTCTAAATCAATTCGTAGAAATCAAAGAAATCAAGCTAGAAGAGCTAATACTGGAAATAGATTTAGAGGTCAATCAAGTCCTTTAACATCTCCTATATCTCCTGGATATTCAGAACCTATATTTCCTGGCCAAGCTCAAAGTTTATTTGCAGGAGGAACTTTTAGAAATAATTTGATGTCCAACATAAATATGAGTAGAGCAGGAAGAGAAGCTAGTAATTTTGGTTTTGGTTTGGCTGGCGATCCTGTTGCAAAATCAATAAGACGTAATCAACAAACAGTTGCAAAAAGAACTGCAATGCAAAAAAAATTAGATTTTCAAAACTTTTTAAAAGAAAAAAAAGCAAATAAAGAAATAAGAAATATTAAAGCTGGTCAATTAAGGTTAGAAAGGGCACAAAATAGAGCTTTAAAAGAACGTGTTATAACAACACAAACATTAGCTAAAACTACTAAAACTGCTGGAGGAACTGCAACACAAGGTCAAGGTTTCTTTAGAGGTGGAGCTAGAGGTGCTATTGGAAGTGCAGCTATTGGTGGTGGTTTTCCTTTGTTATTTGGTCAAGGTGCTTTAGGAGCAGTTGGTGGTGGAGTTGGTGGTGCAATAGGTGGTGCAATAGGTGGTCAATTTGGATTTTCTTTGTCTATTATTGGTACTGTAATTGCACAAAGAATACAAGAGGCAATAGATTTTAGAAAAGAAATTGAAAAAGTAAATATAGCTATTGAAAAAACTGGAGGTACTTCAAAGATTTCTGCTACTGATATTACTGTTTTATCAAAATCTTTAAAAATTACTAAAGATGAGGCATTGCAAGCTGCTAACGCTTTCGCTGCTTTTGGTGCTCAATCTGCGTTGGCACTAGCAGAAACATTTAAAGACAGATCAACATTTGATTTATATGCCAATTTAAATAAAGATGCAAAAACCTTTATAGGAACAGTTGATACTTTGTTTAAAAAAAATGAATTAGGAATTGGTCAAGCACAAAAAGCATTAGGAATTTTAAATCAAAGAGGATTGAAAGAAGCTTCGATATTTGTTGAATCTTTAAAATTTCAAGAAAAAATTAAAAAAGAAATATCTGAACAAGTTCCTTTGCAAAAGGACGTTAATGCTGCTCAAGTTACTTATGAATCTTTTTTCAATAAAATGAGTGGTCAACCTTTACGAAGTTTTATGCTGCTTAACAAAGAGAGACAAAAAGAAATTCAATTATTAATAACAGCAAAAGGACAGATGGAAGCACGAATTGGTACAGAAGAAGAAAGATTTCAGAAAAGAATGTCTAATGTTCGAGCAGAAATTGAAGCACAAAGAGAACTAACAAAAACAATAGAAAGAGAATTGATTATTCAACAACCTAAAGACGAATTAGAAAGATTATTAGATCCATTAATTCAAGTTGATTTACTAAGTAAAAGTATTGGTGCAAGTTTTTCTGAATCATTTAAAGGTATTGTTCGTGGTTCAATGACAGCACAAGAAGCATTAAGAAATTTATTCAATAGAACAGCAGATCATTTCTTGGATATGGCAGCACAAATATTAGCAGCACAGATAAGATCAGGAATTATGGGAATTTTTAGTAATTTATTGAATCCATTTGGTTCAACTATGGGTGGATCAGGTTATTTTGATCCTGTCACAGGTTTAGGAACAGCAGGTCCTAATTTTGGTTTAGCTGAAGGTGGAACAGCTAGATCAGGTAGATCATATCTTGTTGGGGAACGTGGCCCTGAAATATTTACTCCAAAAAATACAGGAACAGTTACTCCAAACCATGAGTTAGGAAGTATGGGTGGTTCAACAAATATCGTAGTAAACGTAGATGCTTCTGGCTCTAACGTAGAAGGAGATGAAGATGAAGGTAGAGCTTTAGGTGTTGCATTATCAGCAGCTATAGAGACAGAATTAATTAAACAGAAAAGACCTGGAGGTTTACTTGCATAATGGCTACTTTTCCATCAATCACACCAACATACGGACAACAAAAAAGATCCGCACCATTAACTAGAACAGTTCGTTTTGCTGACGGCTACGAACACAGAATTTTATTTGGACTTGCTGCTCATCAGAATCCTAAAATATACAATTTTACTTTCAACGTGTCGGAAACAGATGCGGACACTATAGAAGGATTTTTAGACAGTAGAGCAAATGATAGTGCCAGTTTTACTTTTACTCCACCAGGAGAAGGGTTTACAAAAACAGGAACTTATTCTCAATCAGGTACTACAGTAACAATCACGATTTCAAGTCATGGTGTTGCAGTAGGAGATGAACTTACTATTGATTACACTTCTGGATCGGCAACTGATGGCACGTTCCTTGTTGCTTCGGTAACTGATTCAAATGTCTTTACTGTTACTGCGGCTGCTAGTGCTACCAATAGTGGAAATGTTTCGATTACTTTATCTGGTGCAAGTCAATTTGTTTGCGAAGGTTGGTCAAAATCTATACCATATAACAATAGAGCCACAGTACAGGCAACATTTAGAGAGGTGTTTGAACCATGAGTAGTGCTTCTGTTGTTAGTGATCTACAAAGTATTAATCCATCAGCAATAATAGAACTTTTTACTCTTACAACTACAGCAGCATTGCATGGATCAGTTACAACTCATAGATTTCATAATGGAACAAGTCTGAAAGATAATGGTGAAATAGTTTGGGCTGGTGATACATATCAAAGATTTCCTATACAGGCTGAAGGTTTTGCTTTTCAAAAAGGACAACTACCTAGACCTACCTTGACCGTTAGTAACGCATTAGGAACAATTACAGCTATTCTTTTAAATGTAAATGAAACTACAACAGGAAATGATTTAACTGGTGCTACTGTCACTCGTATTAGAACTCTTGCTAAATTTTTAGATGCTGTAAACTTTCCAAGCAATGTAAATCCTTATGGAACACCAGATCCTAATGCAGAGTTTCCACAGGAAATTTACTCAATTGATCGTAAGTCAGCAGAAAATAGAGAAGTTGTAACTTTTGAACTTGCAGCAGTATTAGACTTAGCAGGTATTCGTGCTCCTAAAAGACAATGCACAAGAGCAGAGTTTCCCTCTATTGGAACTATTAACGGATGAATTGGAAAGAAACTGCATTGGTTCATGCAAAAGACCAAGATCCCAAAGAATCTGTTGGATTATTAGTAAATATTAAAGGTAAAGAAAGATATTTTCCTTGTAATAATCTTGCTATGACTGCTCATCAATGTTTTATTCTCGATCCAGTTGATTATGTCAAAGCATCAAATCAAGGAGATATTGTTGCCGTTGTTCATTCTCACCCTGTCACCCCACCAATAGCTAGTCAGGCAGATAAATTAAGTTGTGAACAAAGTAAACTTCCGTGGCATATTGTTAACCCAAAAACAGAACAATGGGGATATTATGAACCATCAGGGTATAAAGCACCTTTATTAGGTCGTCCGTGGGTCTGGGGTGTTACTGATTGTTGGTCTTTAGTTAGAGATTGGTATAAACAGGAAAAAGGTATTGAACTAAAAGATTGGGAAAGACCTATAACACCAGAAGAGTTTTTGAAAGATCCAATGTTTGAAAGATGTGCATGGCGAACTGGTTTTAGACAGTTGAGACAAGAAGAAAAGTTAGAGAATGGTGATTTATTATTTATGTCAATTATGGCAGATGGATTAAATCACGTTGCTTTGTTTCTTGATGGTGAAGTATTACACCATTTAACAGATAGACTTAGTTGTAGAGAATCTTATTCTGAATGGTTACTAAAATGCACAGGAGGGAGGTATCGTTATGCTTCGTAAGATAAAACTATATGGAGAACTGGCAGATTTTGTTGGTCATAAAGAATTTGAGGTACAGGTAGACAGTCTTGCAAAAGCAGTAAGTTTTTTAATTAATAATTTTGAAGGAATAGATAAATTCATGAGTCCAAAATATTATCAGGTAAAAATTGGTAATTATGAGATAGATAAAGCAGAACTAACCTATCCCATAGGACAAGAAGATATACATTTTATTCCCGTTATTGCTGGTGCTGGCGGAGGCTTACGAAAAACATTATTAGGAGGTGCTTTGATAGGATTAGCTTTTGTCACTGGAGGAGCTTCTTTTAGTTTTTCAACAGGTCTTACAGGTGGTTTTTTTGGTACAACTGGTGTTAAATTAGGTATTGGTTTGGCACTTATAGGAGTATCTGAAATGTTATTTCCTCTGCCAAAACCAAAAGAGTTTACATCAGAACAAGATCCACAATTATCCTTTAATTTCTCTGGAACGCAGCAGACAAGCAGGGCAGGTACTCCAGTTCCTATAGTTTATGGTGAAATTTTTACAGGAAGTGTTGTAATAAGTGGAGGAATAGATACTGAGCAGGTACAAGCATGACAAAAGATCCTAAATTAATCAGAGGTGCTGGTGGGCCTCCCCCTCCTCCCCCTCCAAGACAACCTACAAGAACTCCTGATACTTTACACAGTAAGCAGTTTGCTACTTTTCTTGATCTTATCTCCGAAGGAGAGATAGAAGGTTTTGCTTCTCCTTCCAAAGAGGGTTTAACAAAAGGAACTACTGCCTATACAAATGCGTCATTAAAAGATGTATTTTTAAATAATACTCCTGTTTTAAAAGCAACAGCCAGTTCATCGAGTCCTGCTACCAATGACTTTAATTTTCAGAATATTTCTTTTGTTTCACGTTTTGGAACATCAAGTCAAACAAAAATACCTGGAATTGAAACCAGTCAATCCATAACTCCCGTTGGTGTAAGTGTAACAGTAGATTCTCCTGTAACAAAACAGGTTACAAATACAAGTGTCGATGCAGTAAAGGTATCAATAACATTTCCGCAGCTACAAAAAGCAACAAATGACGGTGATTTATTAGGTTCTTCTGTCCAACTTAAAATTGCAGTTCAATATAATTCTGGTGGTTTTACTGATGTTATAACAGACACAGTAACAGGTCGCACAGCAGATCAATACCAAAAAGATTATAGGGTAAATATCACAGGTGCTTTTCCTGTTGATATTCGAGTTATAAGAGTTACAGCAGATAGCACAGATACATCTCTTATAGATGCTTTTCAATTTACAAGTTTTACAGAGATAGTTGACGAAGCATTTACTTATGACAATAGTTCATACAACTCCATAAGATTAGATTCGCAATTATTTAGCTCTATACCAGCTAGAAAATTTAGGATTAGAGGAATAAAGGTAAGGATTCCAGGTGCGGGAGCTAGTGGATCGGGTACACCAACAGTAGATAATGCTACTGGTCGTATTGTTTATCCAACCGGCTATATTTTTAATGGAGTGATGGGTGCTGCGACTTACACTAACTGTCCAGCGATGTGCCTACTAGATTTACTCACCAATACAAGATATGGCTTTGGAGATCATATAACAGACAGTAGTTTAGATTTATTCTCCTTTGTTAATGCAAGTAAGTTTGCTAATACTCTTGTTGATGATGGAAGAGGAGGACAGGAAGCAAGATTTAGTTGCAATGTAAATATTCAAAACTCTAGTGAAGCATTTGATCTGATAAATGAGCTTGCAGGTGTAATGCGTTGTATGCCGATATGGTCTGCTGGAACAATAACAATGACACAGGATAAACCAACAGATGCAAGTTATCTTTTTAACTTATCTAACGTAAGGGAATCAGGATTTAGTTACTCAGGAAGTAGTCTAAAAACAAGACATAGCGTGGTTTCTGTTTCTTACTTTAATATGGATTCACAGGAAGTGGATTTTGAAGTTGTAGAAGATAGCACTTTAATAAGTAAGATCGGAACTGTTGTTAAGCAGGTAAAAGCATTTGCCTGTACCTCAAGAGGGCAAGCTGCCAGATTGGGTCGTGCAATACTCTTCAGCGAAGCCAATGAAACTGAAATCTGTACATTTACAACATCTATAGATTCTGGTGCGATAGTCAGACCTGGTGCTGTTATCGAAATAAACGATCCAGTAAGAGCAGGGGTAAGAAGAGGTGGAAGATTAAAAGCTGTTACTTCTACTACTGTTGTAACTGTTGATGATACGACTGCAACAGATTTTGCGGTAGATGCTAGTGGTAATCCTGTAGGTGATGCAACTTTAAGTGTAGTTTTACCTGATGGAACAATTGAAAGTAGAACAATATCATCTGTCTCAAATGGTACTGTTACTGTCAGTTCTGCCTTTTCTCAGACTCCTAATGTAAATACAGTTTGGTTAATTCAAAACTCTACGGTACAGGCACAGTTATTTAGAGTTATCAATGTAGAGGAACAAGATGGCATAAATTATGTGATTACTGCTTTATCTTACATAAATGAAAAATACGCATTTATTGAAGATGGTTCTGCTTTACCAGCTAGAGATGTTAGTAAGTTAGATGAATTAACAAATCCTCCTGTTGGTCTTGTAGCTGTTGAAAAGATTATTCCTATTAATAATCAGGCAGTTTCTAAATTAATTATCAGTTGGCAACCTATTGTAGGTGTTATTGAATATCAGGTAAATTATCGTTTTGAAAATGGTAACTATGTAAGTGAAAGAGTATCAAGACCTGATTTTGAGATATTAAATAGTCAGAAAGGTACTTATGAAATACAGATATTTTCATATAATGTTCAAGGTCAGTTATCTGCCACATCGACTGATCTAACATTTGAAGCTGAAGGTAAAACTGCATTACCACAGGATGTAACAGGATTATTAGTCGAACCAGTATCAGATCAATTTGTACGATTACGTTTTGATAAAGCTACGGATATTGATGTTACGCATGGTGGAAACGTAGTTGTCAGGCATAGTAACCTGACAGATGGAACGGGAACATTTACTAATTCTGTTGATATTATCCCTGCTTTACCAGGAAACGTATCTGAAACATTAGTACCAGCAGTAGATGGAGAATATATCCTTAAATTCAGAGATGATGGTGGCAGACTAAGTTCTGGAGAGACATCTATTGTTGTTACGACCCCTGACCCTGTTCCTAAATTAATTGTATTGGCAGATAGAGAAGATACAGATTCTCCTCCTTTTGCTGGAAATAAAGTTGACTGTTTCTTTAGTGATGAAGTCAATGGTCTTGTCCTTGGATCGCTTGTAACTCTTGATGATATATCAGACTTTGATGCTATTGCAGATTTTGATTTTATCGGTGCTGTTGATATTACTGGTGGTCATTATGACTTTGCTAATACTTTAGATTTAGGTGGCAAACAACCTTTGAGATTAACAAGGCATTTTGTTACTCAGGGTTTTTATCCTAATGATCTGATTGATAAAAGAACAGCAAATATAGATACATGGACAGATTTTGATGGTGCTACTGCAACTGATGTAAACGCAAAACTATTAGTGGCAACAACTGACAGCGATCCAGATACTTCAGTATCAGCTACCTACGCACAATCAGGAACAACTATTACGATTACCAAATCTTCTCATGGTTATTCTGTTGGTAGTTTTGTAACTGTTGATTTTACTTCTGGTAATGGTGTTGATGGGCATTACAAAATTCAGTCAGTTCCTAGTACCAGTACCTTTACTTTGACTGCTACTTCTAGTCAGACAACAAGTGGAAACTGTACTTATAGTGCTGAGTTTTCTGACTTTAATACACTTGCCAATGGTACGTTTATCGGAAGAGGATTCAAATTTAGATGTGAAATGGATAGTAATGATCCTGCACAAAGTATTGAAATAGATCAGTTAGGTTATTCTGCTGAATTAAACAGCAGGACTGAAACTGTTAATACTGTTATTGCATCTGGAACGTCTAGTAAAGCAGTTACGTTCCAACACGCTTTCTTTACAGGAACATCTGAACTTGGTGGATCTACTTCTGCTTATCTTCCTAATATTGGAATTACGATAGAAAATGCACAATCAGGAGATTTCTTTGCTTTGTCTAGTATTTCTGGAACTGGATTTACGATTGATATAAAGAATGGTTCTAATTTTGTTAATAGAAATTTCAAATATGCCGCTACAGGATTTGGGCGTGGTAGTTAGTATTGGTTTAAGATATACTTAAAAGAAAAAGTGAGTTAAGTAATGTCACAAGTCGCTACTGGTGCAAATTATGTCGTAGACAACTCCACAGGAGCGAACGTCCGAGCCGACATGAATGAGATATTTGATGCAATATTAACAATGAATAGTGGGGCTTCTGAGCCTGCATATAAAAAGGCATATACATTTTGGGCTGATACAGGAAATAATATTTTAAAAATGCGTAATACAGCTAATGATGGCTGGATTGATTTAAGAACTTTATCTGGTGGTTTAACTTCTAGTGCTGATGCAAGTATAAATAGCGTAACTGTAGGAAAAGGAGCAAACTCTGTTGCTGGTAACACTGTTTTTGGAGAAAGTGCTTTAGATGCTTCTGTTTCTGGTTCAAATAATACTGCTATTGGTAAAAATGCTCTTACAGAATTAACTTCTGGAACTCAAAACGTAGCTGTAGGAACTAATTCTTTAGATGCAAACACAAGTGCAAGTTTCAATACAGGTATAGGTTTTAATTCTTTAACAGAAAACACAACTGGAACACAGAACACATCAGTAGGGGCTTATTCTTTAGATGCAAATACAACTGGAAATAGCAACATATCTATTGGTGTTAATAGTTTATCTGCAAACTCAACAGGCAGTCAAAATGTTGCAGTAGGTAGACAATGTTTAGAAGATAACACTACTGCTGATAACAATACAGGCGTTGGGTATCTAGCTCTTAAAGACAACACAACTGGAGCTAACAACGTAGCTATAGGTGTAGTAGCCTTAGATGCTAATACAACAGGAAATGATAACACATCAGTAGGGACGACTTCTTTAAGTGCAAACTCAACTGGATCTAACAATGTAGCATTAGGACATGAATCTTTAGCAACAAATACTACAGCATCAAATAATACGGCAGTAGGTAAGTCAGCTTTAGGAGCAAACACAACTGGAGCAAATAACGTAGGAATAGGATCTCTTGGTCTAGATGCTAACACCACAGGCGGTAACAATACAGCAATAGGTCAGGGTGTTATGGGTGACAACACCACAGGATCAGACAATACAGCAGTTGGACTTAGTGCCTTAGGTTCAAATACCACAGCTTCAAACAATACTGCTATAGGTAGAAGTGCTTTATTTGCAAACACAACTGGAGCATCAAACGTAGCTGTGGGCGACAGTGCTTTAGCTGCCAATACTACAGTTAGTGAAAATACAGGGATAGGTTTTAAAGCATTAAATGCAAACACAACAGGAGCACATAATACTGCTGTAGGTTCTTCATCTTTAAGAGCAAACACAACAGCTTCTAATAATGTTGGTATTGGTAAAGATGCATTAAAAGCAAACACAACTGGAGCAGACAACGTAGGGGTTGGTGCTACTTCTTTAGATGCAAATACTACAGGAGGTTCTAATTCTGGAGTTGGTTATGCAGCTTTATCTACTAACACAACAGGGTCAAATAATACTGCATTAGGAAGAGATGCACTATTCGCAAATTCAACAGCATCTAACAATACAGCAGTAGGAAAGAGTGCTTTAGAATCAAACACAACTGGAGCAGAGCTTGTAGCAGTTGGTAGTGGTACTTTAGATGCTAATACTACAGGAAGTAATAACACTGCTGTAGGAAGAGCGGCTTTAACGGCAAATACTACTGCATCTAATAATACTGCTGTTGGAACAGAAGCACTAGCAGCAAACACAACTGGAAATAAAAACGTAGCTGTAGGAGCTTTAGCTTTAGACGCAAGTAATACAGCAGTTAGTTGCACAGCAGTTGGTTATCTTGCTTTATCAGCACAAACTGATTCAGGATCAGGCACACCAAATGATAATACTGCTATCGGAAGGAGTGCTGGCTCAGATGTTTCCTCTGGCTATCAAAACACTTTTATTGGATCACTAGCTGGAGATGCCTGTACTACAGGTAATTCTAATGTATGTATTGGTCATAATTCTGATGTAGATACTGCTTCTAGAGTAAGAGCAATTGTAATAGGTCAAGCTGCTGGCACAGTTGCACAAGATAATACATTTAGAGCAATAGGTGATAATGGTTGCTTTAACTCTGCAAATAGTTCAACATGGGCAACGACTTCTGATGAAAGGATTAAGAAAAATATTGTAGATCATACGAAAGGTTTAAATATTATTAATCAAGTAAAAATTAGAAATTTTGAATATAGAACTGCTGAAGAAATAACAGATTCATCATTAGATGGTAGAAATGTTGCTGATATAGCTGTACCAAAAACAGGAGTACAAACTGGATTGATTGCACAGGAAATTGAACTTGTAAGACCCGAAGTAATTATTACTGATGATTGGGGTATTAAACGAGTAAATAGAGATGAATTATTCTGGGATATGATGAAGGCAATACAAGAATTATCCGCAAAAGTCACAGCCCTCGAAGCAGGGTAAACTGTAAACAATTACTTTTTAATTATGGAAGAAAAAACCGCAGATGAAATCGCAGCAATCTATTCTGCTGCTGGCGATAGCGTAACTGTTATCGACACCGCTAAAACTGATGATGAAACAACAGATGAATACAAGGACAAGATCAAGCGTAATGTAGAGCATCTTGAAATTATCAAGGCTTACAAAAAGAATGATGGAACGACTTCTATCTGGGGATCTGAATCTTTTACAGCTATAGATGCTGCAATCGTTACAGGTAAAAAAGTTTACGAATAAATGAATTTACAAGAAAAATTACAGCAATTAGCTGTTGAAAGAGAGCAGCTTGTTGTTGCTCTACACGAGCTAACTGGTGCGATGAAGATTCTTCAGCAACAGATAGAAGATGAAAACAAAGAGGACGAACCAGAAACATCAACACCCGAAAGTTGAATTTAATTTGAAATCGTTTAGGATATATTTTTAATTTTTAAAAAATGATCAAAAGAGTATTAACAATAGCTGCTGCTTCAGCACTATCAACACCTGCGTTTGCTGGTTTCTATCTAAACGTAGAGAACAATGGTTCTTATACAGGTAAAGACTTTACTGGGTCTGGTACTGACTTACATCTTGGTTATGAGAATGGTAATGCTTT